CCTGAGTACACTCTGTCCGTAAGAGACATGGAAGGACCTGGCACAAAGACCGATGTTCCTTTCATTCTGAACGGTGTAACACTGACGGACGATTATGAAGGAGACTTTGAGTCTGGCCGTCGGTCAATCATCTACACGCTCGACTTCACGATTAAGATTAAGATCATTGGTGCAACCACAAAGAAGGCAAAGGTCATCAAGGATATAACTGTTAATCTTTCGTCCGGTTCTCCATGCGATCCTGACACAACTCCGGACGATAGAATTCATATTGCATTAGGCGATCCTGAAAATGATACGGCTGAGAGTTACACCGTGATAACTACCTTTGGGTTTGATTAATATGAACGCAACGAAATCAAAGCAGTCAATGCTTGATGCATTGATGAACAATACGCCGGCTGAGCTTATTACTCCGCCTAAAGTTGTTGCGCCTACCGAGGAAGCAACGAATAAGCCTACTGCCAATACTCTTGTAAAGGATTCAGAAGAAGACTTTGAATTCGCTCGGACAAATGTCAAGAAGCTACTTGCGACAAGCGATGAAGCGATTGGCACGATGATGAACCTGGCCACTGATGCCGAACACCCGCGTGCATTTGAAGTACTTGCAGGCATGATCAAGATTGCAGCCGACATCAACAAGCAGCTTATGGATCTTTCGAAGGATCGAAAGAAGCTGATGACGTCTGACACCAAGAAAGGCGAGGTTGTTGGCGGTGGCAACACGACGAATAACGCGATTTTCGTTGGAACGACTGCGGGCCTACAGAAGTTCCTAAAGGATCGGCAGTCAGCTGCCATTGAAGCAGAAGCAATAGAAGCATAACTTATAAATAGAAATATGATTTACTTCCCTGAAGATAACATCCTAACCGCCGACGGCGATTTCACTCCATTCAAAGGATATGGAGCGGGTCGGCCAATTGCAGTTGAATTAAGTGGCGTTTTTGGTGGCGCAACCGCAACTCTTGGGTTTACGTCGTCCGACGCAACTCCTGTGTTCATTGTTGATGTCGGCGATGACGGTCTTGCTCGTCCAAAGACAGAAGCTGGTCGCTGGATTTCGGTTCGCCCCGCAAGTGGCAAGCCTGCAATTCGCGTCAGCGGAGCAACTGGAACTACTGCTCTCCTAGTGAAAATCGTTGATCTTCTTCCACGCTAATGCCAGTTTTTCGCGGAGTCTTAACTGAAGCTATTACGGAGAGTGTGCGCGATGCGTTCTCTTTCCGTCGTTCCAAGACGTTGCTGAACTCCACGCAAAGCGATGCTGGCACGCCTGGCGGACCAGACACAATGCTGTATTCTGATAGCACAACGCTGCAGTTTTCAGATAATGACCTCCTAGAATGGTAATATGAGATTTACAGATACACGTGTACCGATTGATGCTGCTACCAAGATTCCTGCGGAATCGCCTGGTGTTCAGAAGGGCTATGTCCTGCCTGCCGACATTGCAGCTGGCATCCCTGTAGACACACTTGCTATTGCACAGACCACCGGTCTTACATTAGCGCTAAGCGGACTGCAGGACAACATTGATGACATTGGACCAGTGCTGACAGATCTTCAGGATCAGTTAGATGCGCTGCCTACGACATATAGTCCTATATCCGATTTCACTGCTCTTGATGGTCGAGTCGATCAGCATGATACTGATATCTCCGATCTAAATGATGCAGTCACGGCGGTTGAAGGCGATGTTAGTTCGCTAAGTGGCCGTGTAACTACCGCAGAGAATAACATAACTACTCTGCTGATTTCCAATCAGTACCGCGAGGTTGCTGTTGACTATCTTGTCATTGCTAACGATAAAACTATCAACTGCACCGCTCCTCTAACAGTTACTTTACCGGCCGCAGTCGCGGGAAAGGTTTACACGATTAAGAATACATCGAACAGCATTTGTAATGTGATTGCACATACCGGAGAGTATATTGATAACGTGCCAACCGCTGCGCTGACGTCATTCGCTAGTATAACTATACAAGGAACATCCTACAATTCTTGGATTCTAATTTAACAAACCTATGAGCTATTCACCAAACTTTGCATCTGCAATTTCCTATGATGCAGCAAACCGTCTCCGTGTAGGCTAGTTGACTACAGTAGGCGATCTAAAAACGCTTAATGCTGACGACACCACGCTGATTTCAGCGGTAAATCTCAACAGATTGAAATCACGCAAGACGGATTTCAGACTGAAGCTAATGTCACTAAGATGGCGGGCTATTATTCGTCAAGTCCGATTGCTCCATATAACACTGTCTATGATGGTTTTGCTTTGGTCGATGACGGAACCACGAAGCGCTTGATTTGCTGGAGAGCCGGAGTAGAAACTCTTAACGTGCCTATGGCAAGTTGGAATGGCGATTCATATCTTAAGACATCGTATGACTGGTCAAACTTTACGGTCCTAGAATTCGATTTCTTGTGGCTTGGTGGCGCAGGCATTCGTCTGTTTGTGAAAACAGACCGTGGCTTCTTGCTAGCGCACGCGCATTCACATGCAGGTACTGCTCCTGACCTATTCATCCTTTCGCCAAACCAAAATGTTCGTTGGGAATTGCGCAGCACGAATACTGGCTCTGGCACATTCCGTCCTATCTGTGCGCAAGTTGCAACTGAAGGATCTGTTGACATCGGCGGAAAATTGCGTTCAATCAACACTGGTCATTTAGGTCATGTATTGACAACGCTTGGGACTACATACCCATTGCTTGGGCTTCGTAAAAAGGCAACACATCGCGACCGCTTCATTAAGATGTCTGGCCTATCGGGGTTTGTTACGTCGGCGACTGACTATGTATTGCTTACGGCTCAGCTAAATCCAACAATGTCAACCGCTCTTAACTGGGCAGCTGTTGCTGATAGTGCTGCTGAAGTTGGGCTACCTCAACGATCCGGCCCGGCAGGTAACCCAAACGTGTATACGACTACTACAACCGTCACGTCGCCAGGTCTAGAACTCTTCTCGATTATTCTCGCGCAGAATACTCCTATTCCGCCAAACATTCTGGAACGCGACTTCCTATCTTCTATTGGTATGAGTATTGCCAATGTGTCAGACCAGATTGTTCTTTGTGCACAGGCTATTTCAGCCACCGTAACTATACACGGAACGATCAACTATCTCGAATACTAAAATGAAGTTCACTGATACACATATAGCCGTTGATACATTAACGAAAATACCTGGAGAGTCTCCTGGTGCAATTAAGGGCTATATCTTGCCGGTCGATATTGGTAATGCGATTCCAGCTGGCACACTTGACATTGCTCAAACGACAAATCTACAGGCCGCTCTCAATACTCTTCAGGATAACATCGATGATATCGAGCCAGTGTTGACGGATCTCCAGGATCAACTGGATGAGCTGCCTGCGCAGTTTATTGCAATCACGGGCGATATTACAACGCTAGATGGCCGAGTTGATACAAATGATGCCGATATCACGACACTTGATGGCCGCGTAGACGGAATTGATTCTGACATTACTGCGCTTGATCTTGCGCTCGCAGGAAAGGCAAATCTAGCAGGCGGCAATACATTTTCTGGAGCACAAGCTATTGCAGAAATCACTGGAGTTGATTCGCTAGTGTTTACTCCAACAGCTCATGGCAATCATACGCATGAAGAAGGTCATGTATATTATGATGAGACTGATAAAGCGTTAGTATATCATACAGAGAATCCTGATGTTCATATGACAATTGGGCGGGAGCTTTGGGTTCGCGCAAAAAATACTTCAGGCGTGGCAATCACGAATGGTCAAGTCGTCAGAATCAATGGATCTGACACTGGTATCCCAACGCTTGCATTAGCATTGGCTGACACGCCTGCCAACGCAAGACTGCTTGGAATGTGTACGCATGAAATCGGTGTTGGCGAGATCGGATATGTGACCACATTCGGTGTAGTCAACGGTATCAATACCCATGCTTATGCGCCAGGTTCACCATTATATCTTTCAAGTTCAGCAGCTGGCGGTGTAACTACCACGATGCCTCCTGCTCCAAATATGATTGTTCGTGTTGGCATAGTTCAACATCAGCATCCGTCAGAAGGACAAATTCTTGTTGATATTCAGGTCATCTCTACGCCATCTTCAGGTATCATTGACGCAACCGATCTGGCTACTCCTGATATGGTTGTGCGCCGCAGCGCAACTGGAGGTGCTGCATTCAATGAACTTGGCATTGGCGGAAATGTTACGGTAAACAAAACCCAAATAGTTCCTGGTGTCACCGGCAATGCATTTATTCATAAAAATTTCGGTTCGGTTAACTTCGCGCGTAACATGAATTCGCTGGTCGTAGTGAATAACAGAGTTACTCCTGATAGCATCATTATGTTGTCAAAAGCAACCAATGATAACGCCGCAGTTGTTGGCGCAGCAATTGCTGGCAATGGCCAATTCACGATTTACATGGATCACCGCCCAGGTGCAGAATGTAAAGTCAACTTCATGGTTTTCAACTAAAATGGATTGCTTTCCAGACAAGCTACACTTCGAAGACGCAGGCATGCGTGGGGGCAGTCGTATCTTTAAACTCGAGGATGAGTTTAGATACATCTCACCAAGAGGCACCATCACAGTTCCTAAGGATTTCATCACGGACGGCGCTAGCATCCCTAGATTATTTTGGTCGATCATCGGTCCGTTTGGCGATTACTTTGCGGCAGCGGTCGTGCATGATTTCCTTTACTCCTTGCATAACGACACGTGCAACAGAAAAGAGTCTGACTTAATCTTTAAGGAAGCGATGTTTAACCTAGGTGTCCCATGGTATCGGCGAGAAGTTATTTTTAGAGCTGTCAGAATGTTTGGCGGGTCTTCTTTTAAAGGCTCGAATAAATAAGAGTATGAAGCAGCTCCTTATCATTCTTTTCGCGGTTTTTCAATTAAGCTGCGCGACCACAACTCTCTATCGGAACGGCGAGAAGATTGCGGTATTCCAAGGAGACATGACTGGCGTTGAATACACAATGACAGCAGACGGCGATGTATCTTGGAAGACAACGACTACTACGCATTCGGCGGCTACGCTTGCACAAGGCAAGGCTGCGTCTGATAAGATAGCTGCTGCAGGTGCTGCTATCGCTATATCCGGAATCCCCGGCTTGTTTAAATGAACACTTCGGATTATCTGCATATCACATATAAGATTACGTTTCACGATACAGGATTCTACTATTTCGGGAAACATTCAACCAGACAGTTAAATGACCGCTATAAAGGATCTGGAGTAGAAGTTGTTAATCTTATTAGACAAAAGAAACTACATTCTTTTGAAATGATAGCCTTGCATGAATCGAGCGGTGATGCGTATGATCATGAAAAAAGTCTAATTGGAAATAGGTACATCACTGATCCGACCTGCTTAAATAAGATACGCGGAGGAATTGGAATCCGAAACTTTAAAGGTAAGCCTGGCGTTCGAACTCCACGAAAAGATAAACAAAAAGTTCTGGCTTCGGCAAAGCTTGGCGCAGCGGCTAGACGTGGCCAAAAAGATTCTCCTGAAGTAAACGCCAGGAGATCTGCCTCTGTTCATGCAGCAACTATTGGAAAGCCAAAACCGTGGCTAAACAAAACTATTGAGATAGATGGTATTACTTATAGCGGATTCGCAGATGCATGCGAAAATCTTAAATTAAGCCGCTATATAATTCGCACGCGTCTAAAAAGCAAAGAATTCCCAACTTGGAAGGAGATACCAAAATGAGCAATCCAGATAACAGTTATAATGGGAACATTTACGTAAAGAAGGATGGCGTTGAGCAAGAATATACTGATTGGGAACTCAATGAATACATCAAGTGTTCGGAGGATCCAGAGTATTTCATTGAGAACTATGTAAAGGTAATCAGCCTTAAGAAAGGTCTGACCGCATTTAAGTTGTATGGCTATCAGAAGAAGATGGTCAAACACTTCAATGATAATCGTTTCAGCATCATTCTGGCATGTCGCCAATCCGGTAAGTCCGTAACATCGGTTGCATGGTTGCTTTGGTACATTCTGTTCCATGCGGATAAGAAGGTCGGTATCCTTGCAAACAAAGGCGCGACTGCGCGCGAAATGCTTGCTCGCCTTACGCTCATGCTGGAGAACATTCCGTTCTTCCTACAGCCTGGCTGCAAGGTTCTTAACAAAGGTTCGATCGTTTTCTCAAACAACTCTTCGATCATTGCAGCTGCAACGTCCGCAAGCTCAATCCGTGGTCTTTCCTTGAATGTTATTTTCCTTGACGAGTTTGCATTCGTCAACGACGCTGCAACTTTCTATACATCAACCTATCCTGTAATTTCATCAGGTGATGACACAAAGGTAATCATTACGTCCACACCGAACGGCATTGGTAATATGTATTACAAGCTGTGGGAAGGCGCTGTTCAAGGCAGCAACGAATACAAGCCGTTCACGATCAAATGGTGGGACGTGCCTGGCCGAGATGAAGCTTGGAAAAAGCAAACGATCGCGAACACATCGGAAATACAGTTCTCACAGGAGTTTGACGTTGCCTTCATTGGATCGTCAAACACACTGATTGCAGCTGATGTTCTGTTGGGCCTAATAGCGAAAGATCCATCTCATAGGCACAACGATGTCTTGTTCTATGAGACGCCGATTGAAGGACATACCTATGTAATGACAGTCGATGTTTCGAAGGGGCGAGGACAAGACTATTCTACATTCAATGTGCTTGACACAACGACAACTCCGTTTAAACAAGTCGCAGTGTATCGCAACAATCTCATTTCACCACTGCTGTTTCCTGACATTATTGTCCGAACCGCAAAGCAGTATAATGAAGCGCTTGTGCTGATCGAGAACAACGATGCAGGCCATATCGTCTGTAACACGGTCTATTACGAATACGAATACGAAAACACCTTCGTTGAGTCATCGGTCAAGGCGCTCGGAATCGGCTGCTCAATGACAAAGAGAGTAAAGAGAATCGGTTGCTCCAACCTAAAAGATCTTATCGAGTCAGGCAAACTTGAAATCGTTGACTCACATACAATCGCCGAGTTGAGTTCGTTTGAGGCAAAAGGCGGCTCGTATGAGGCCGCAGGCAATACGAACGATGACCTCGTAATGAACCTCGTGCTGTTCTCCTGGTTTGTATCAACGCCGATGTTCCAAGATTCAAGTTCGGTTAACCTGAAAGATTTGCTATACGCTGACCGAATCAAAGAAATGGAAGAAGATGTAATGCCGTTCGGCTTTGTGAGTCAGCATCCTGCCGACACAGTCGACACAACGATCTATGATGAGATGCGGCGCATCAGAGAGGAATGGGGCCTTTAGAAACATAGTATTGATAAATAAGGTTTAGATTGAGTATCTCCTTATTATGTTTCCATATCACCCAATAACTGAAAGAAAACAACCACCATGGCGTTCCTAGTTTCACCAGGCGTCGGCATTCAAGAAGTCGACCAAACTAACACTGTGCCAGCAACTTCGACCACAGTCGGAGCTTACGCAGGTCACTTTAACTGGGGTCCAATCGATGAAATCATCACCGTAGGATCCGAAAAAGAATTAGCACAGAACTTCGGCTCTCCTGCAAATGGAGTAAACACCCGTTCGTTCTTGACAGCTGCTAGCTATCTTAAGTATAGCAACACTCTTCGAGTTTCTCGCGCTGTCGGTGCGGGTGCCTTGAATGCTGCCGATTCAAACTCAGTTCTAATCAAGAACAAAGATCACTTTGACACTCTCACAAGTCTAGACTTTGTATTCTCCGCAAAATATCCAGGCGTCATCGGCAACAGCTTATCTGTTTCCTATGTTCACGTCACTGGAACTTCCGATGTTCAATACAACACATGGGATTACAAAGATCTGTTCTCAGAAGCTCCTAACCAATCCCGCACGGCTCAAGCTGTCGGCATTGCAACGAACGACGAAATCCACCTTGTCGTAATCGACACGCTAGGTCTTGTCTCCGGAACAGCAGGCGCTGTACTCGAAAAGTACGAAGGTCTGTCCCTAGGTTCAAACGCAAAGTCCGACGACGGTTCGTCGATTTACTACAAAGATGTTATTAACAACTCGTCTTCTTACATCTATGTCAACACTCTGTCCGATACATTCGCAGATGCTGACACAGTAATTGATGCAGCGACCGAATTCGCTGTTGCAAACTCAGCTATTGCTAGCATGTCTAGCTTAGTTCTTCCATTCGTTCAAACAACGACAACAACTGTTACTTATGATGGCGTTAACGGTCCTGCAATAACGACTGTTACTCCTCAGACTGTTACTGTAACATCTGGCTATGAAGGAACGATCGGCAATAACGCAAAGATCAACATTCGTATGATCGATGTCGCCGACGCACCTGTTAAAAAGGCTGCCGGCTTCATCAAGTATGGTGTTCCAGTAAATGCTGACACAGTTGAAGTCGACGGAACCACATTCACGAAAGCAGCAACACTTGGCGCCGCCGCATTCTCCAGCATTGCTGAATTGCAAGGTCTGATCGATGCGCTTGCTGATGTTACTGCGGAAGTTATTGGTGACTATATCTTCATCGAAGCTGCGGCAGCAGGCAATGCCGGAAACACAATCGAACTTGCGCTTGGCACTAACACCGGAACGATGACAATCTCTGGTGCAACACTCGTTAACGGTGCGGACGCAGAAGCTCCTGCTTATGTTGATGTTACTGTTGATGTTCTTGACGCAGCAACTGGTTATGTTACCTACGA